CTCTAAAACGACGAGCACCAATCTGCCTAGAACGTTCTTGATCATTTTCTTGAGCAAATTTTATCTTAGCAAGGTCTTGTCTATCTGGAGTAATAGATTCCTGTGCGTTAGCTAGTCTGTCTAAAAGCCCCATATCTTACCTATAAAAGAAACGCCGCCATTAGCGCCGTTGATCCTAAACTCCCTATCATCCCCCAGGTTTGCGCTTTGTGCTGTGCTTTCGCATTTTGATATGCGTTCTTACGTGCTGTAGCATTCTCAGCTGCGGTACCTAACTGTGATAAAGAACTTCTGTTAACACCTTGACCTATATTTATAAGGTCCCCTAATAACCTTCTGTTGGCATCTCGTTGTGCCAAACGCGCTTCATTTAGCCCACCAGCTAAATTAATTGCTTCTCCACGTTGAGAAGCTCTTTGAGTTTCTCTAGCTTCAACTGCAGTTTGAGTAAGTCCATACCTACCACGCTGTCTCTCTGCTACTTCTCTAGCAATCCTGGCTTGCTCTGGTGCGTCTTCTCTAGCAGCATCTATTAAAGAAGTATCGTCTCTTGCTGCAATTAAAGCGTTTTCAAAATCTCTAAAATTACGGATATAACTTTCATGTTGGCTTTGCGCTACATTTGCCATTGTTTTATCTGGATCAGTCACAGTAGGCAATTGACCAGCAGAGTAACCTGTATTTGTAGAGCTGTAATCAAGTGTGCCAATATTTGGTCCTGCGTTTCCGCTAGGGCTTCCCGATGACGTAACTTGTGCTACCTCAGTTTTAGGTTGATAAGGCATCTGCCCTGGGATCTTGCCAGGATTAAATTCACTTGGGTCAAGACCATACTTCTCCATGAGATGGACGGGCATCTCGCTTAAGTGTGATATCGCTCCTCCAAATGCTTGCATCTATTAGCCCCCCGTGTCCGTAGGCGTAGGCATATATGAACCTAAAATGCTGAACCCTGCTTTCTTACCAAACGGCCCATATTGTTGGTAACCAACATTATTACCTTGTCTAGATAGAGTAGGGGACTGACTAGTAAAAAAACTACCTGAGTCTCGTTTGTTTTTGAGGCCCTGTTCCCCCAATGCCATACCAATGTCAAATGCTGCTTTACGTCTTGCTAGCCTAACTGTTTGTTTAGCTTGTGCTTTAGATAGCCCTTCTGATCTAGCTAGTTTAGAGGCTTTAGCTAATGCATCTCCTGCATCCGCTGCTTGGCCTCTAGCGGTGCCTAATACACCCACCTGTTCTGTAACTTTAGCATTTTTAGCAGCTTTATTAGCATCAAGGATTTGTCCAGTTGCCCCCACAGCTAAAGTAGCTGCAGTGCCTACATCGGAAGCTACATCTAAATTAGCCCCCTCCCCAGTTAAAGCTTGATAAGTATCTGCTTGTGCTCTACCTCTTAAAGTAGAACCTACGTTTTCTGTAGCTGCTTTATCTCTAAGTTCTACAAGCAACGGGTCATAAGTTTCTCTAAAGTATTTATTATCTGCAGCCGCAATTGCAGCCTGCGTTTTTTCTGTTGCAGACGGCTTGTATTCTGATTGTTTTGGTTTACTTCCCATCGTTAATAACCTCTCTTGTATAAACTCTTGTATCTAACTGCCACCCATTAGCTAGAGCATATTCTTCCATCTCCGGAACAGAAGAACGTGCTTCTATAAAACTACATCCTAATGCTCTGGCTACTTGATCAAACCACTTATAGTGGTCTATCCAATTATGTTTGCCTTGCTCATAAGTATACGCTATCCAAATAAGCAAAGTTTTATTTCCTGTAAATTGATCTATTTCGCTACTTAAAACTAAAAATCCTATAGGGGACATAAACAAAGTAGCCCTTTCGTTTACACACTCGCTGTAAACATCTTCAGGTAAAAAAGTAAGCTGTGGGTTATCTGACAAGATTTCTTGTATTCCATCCCGCACAATATTCCAGGCTTCCCTTATATCAACAGGTTGAGGCGCTGAAAACTTTTTACTTGTTCCTATTGGTACTACTGTATCTGTCATATTAATAATCTACTTCCTTGCCATATCTTTTATATCTATTTCTAGAACTAAGACCAACTCCTTTATATTTTACCAGACGTTTTACGCCTAAGTCTCCACCACGCGCACGTAGCTCTGCTTGTGCTACTTGTTCATTAAATAGTGACAAGTAATCCCGCGCTGCAATTGCGTCACTCCACTCTCTAGCAGGTATTCGTAGCAATCTGTACAAAGTCCCAAAAATAATCCCGTCTCTGTAATCGTTAGAAAACGCGGTGCTAATGTTATTAGTCGTACGCGTAGGCTTTAAAGCTACAGATAAATGTATGCCATTTACGATTTTAGAGTTAGGTATAGGGATTACCCAGAAAGTATCTGCACTTTTTTGTAAATAAACTTGAGGTTTAGTAGAACGGTCTCGCCAATCTGGATAATTAAGCTCCAAACTTCTTGGGCTAATAGGATCTAAATCATCTCCATCATGAGTCATCCAAAGAATACTATGTACAGAAGTACCTGTAGGCTGGTCAAAATCGTACTCATAAATACCTGATATAGTAGTAATAGGGTCTAAGTCTTGAACAAAGGCTTTTGTTTTTTCGCAGAACTCAATAGTCGCTGCACGCAAGTTAGACTCTACTACTGAATCCGGACACCCCGGAACATAAGGTAGTATTTCTTTTATAAGTGACTCATAAGAGGCCATTTATTATCCTGTTGCGGAAGGAAGCGGCTGTGGGGGTGCCGCTGCTGTACCCATTTGGTCTTGGTTAGGACTTACATTAAATTGTGCTTGCCCTCCCGCCCCTAAACTACCAGCAAATAACTGATAATGAGTTCCAGCTCTTTGTTGATTTCCTGCGTATTCCGCATCTTTTAAGTAACATCTAAATAACACATAGTCGATAATAGCATTAGCAAAGATATCATCTACCGAAATAGTGCCACTAGTAGCAGTTAAATCTGTAGGTGCTCCAGAGTAGACAATTTCTAAAAATGTACTTGTGCTAGATGCTCCTGGATAAACATAAAAAGCTCTAGGGTCATCTTCATCAAAAATGTAGTGTTTTACCGTAGTGGTATGCGCTGCATCTCCAGAAACCGTTGGGTCATGCCAATTAGGTTCCTGTGTATTTAGTATATCTGCATCTACTAGTCGTACTGCCCTTTTACCAGTAGCACTGCCTGCAGCTGAAGACATATTTCTTGTTACTTTAATAAGTCTAAGACCGCCCGAAGGTAGAGTCTGTTTAGTGCCAACTACAAGTGCCATGTTAGCGGTAGTTGCCGTAGACTCGGGTCGAAGATTACAAACTTCTCTCTGTGCGTCATTAATATATCGTAGCAACTCCGCTTCGGGCCAACGAATGCTCGTTGTATCCTGAAGGATGTCTTGTATACGAGATATTAAGTTGGCACCTGTTAGTGTACCTGCCATAATTTTACCTCGTTAATTACTCAGCTTTTTCTTCTTTCCCTGTCTCTTCTTCTTGTACGTAAGCTTCGTTTACGTCTGGCGTGCTAGGATCGTCGGCAACATAATGCCCATCTTCGTTCCTAGCTCTTGTCTTTTTTGCAGTAGTCTTAGCTTTCGCTTTTTTAGCTTTCGGTGCTGGTTTAGCTGCTTCTTTAACTTCAACTGCGCCTTGCTGTTGAGCTTGAAGACCTAAATCGTCACCTACTTCGCGTTCTTCGCCTGCTGCTAAAAAGATAGAGGCGCCCCAAGTAGTAGTAACATGGAGATCTGTATCTGATTTAATTTTCACTTTTTTCTCCTAAAAAAGAATTAATAAAAGTAAGTAGCCCCGAAGGGCTACCTACAACCTGTGCTCTAGTAAGCAACGTCCAACCTTACGATACCAAAGTCTTCACTCTGTCCTGAGACATCTGAATGATAAACTGGTTTCTTAAAGCCAAAAATCTTACCAATAGAGATACCATTTTGGTTTCCATAGTCAAAGCTATCTTCGACAATTTCTGGAAGACCAATATCAGCCATTGCAAGACCTTGTGCTCCAACAAATAGACATGCAGAACCGTTAACGTCAGCGTTAGCGCCCCACTTGTATCCGTTAGAACCAGCGTTACCAGAAGCTCCTGAAGTCGCGCCACTTGTGTTAAACACGTGTCTGAATTCATGAACCATAACGCCGTCAACCATTAAGCTTGAAGAACCTGAGAATAACTCATTGTTTGGTCCTCTGATTCCAGCATTCCTAACGTTAGCTAAGAAATCTGAATCAAGTTTAAGGTCAGCCATTACTTGAGGTGATATAAATAAGTGATATATCTCCTCGTTTCCTGCGCCTCTCATGCCTCTGATGTAATTATCTTTAGCATAAGCTTTCAACTGCACAATGGCTTTGTAGTCTAGGGTGTCAGCTGCAGCAACTGCAGTAACATCACCAGCTACGATACCACTGGTAGCATCATACCTTCTATGTCTATTAGACGTAGGGGCGGATACGTCACCAGAGAATGCAAGATCACTAAGATTTTGACCTGAACCCAGGCTAGTTCTTAATGAGCCATTATTCTTGACTCCGTATGAAACACCAGCCATTGTTAGAAACGCTAACTGGTCAATACGATCTGCCATTGCGTATGCAAGTGCATCTCTTGAGTGCTCACGGAAGTTGACAACAGATTTTTGATCAGCAAGCCTACCAGATAGTCTGTTTGCAAATCTTAATTGATCTAATTGAACAACGATGTCGTACGCTCTTAATGCTTCTTCATTACCTTCGAGAGTGTTGTCTCCAACGATACCGTCACCTGTCATATCGGCAAGAAGAGTAATTACCGCTCTTGCTCCTTTTTCAGATTGGGTTAATTCAGATATTCTCTGAACCATAGCGTTAGGACCACTACCCGCAAATTGGTTAATGAAGGACATATTTCGAGCAACACGCCAGAAATCACGTGACCAGATTGTAAGCTGTTCGCTGGTCAGTGCGCTAAAGTTTGTATTAGCCATTTTGTACTCCAATTTAAGTTAAAAACTAACCGACTTTTGGGGCGATATTTACCCGTATACCCTTTATCGTTGGGGCTACGACATCGTATGTTTTACAAGAACGACCTTGACCAGATTTACGCCGTGGTAGGCGAATACGTTTTTTTACTGGAACGGTCCAGGCTAAATATCGTTTTAGCAGACGAAGTTATTACTATCGTATCACAGTTTTAACCAAAGTCACCACGCATTCGCTTTAGGGTGTCGTCAGGTAAGGCTCCAAACTCATCATCTGAAAGAACATTAATGTCTGCTACGCTTTTACGTTTAGCTGTACTTTCTCCTTTAAGTTTTGGGGGTTGTGACTTAGAAGCTTCTAATTTCTTTTTAACTGTTGTCTTCTTTCTTTTCTCTACAACAGCTTTATTTTGTTCATTAGTTTGTACTGCAGCTACTTCATCAGATCCTTGTAGTAGTTCTGGATGTTTTGCAGCTAACGTATATTCAGTAGCTTTAGCTAAAGAATCTGCCGGCTCATATCCTTGTACAATAAAAGCATCTCTTAGCTCCATTACTTCAGTAGCTAAATCTTTGTCAAATGCTTCATGATTTTCATTTAGTATAGAAAAAGTTTCTTCAATTTCCGCTGCTTTAGTTTGTAGTTCTTGAGCTGCTTGAGATTGCTGAACGGTCTGCCCCATTTGTTGTTGAACTTCAAACATCATTTGGTCTTTTTCAGCGGCGCGAATTTCGTTACGTAGCTGCACAGCTTTAGTAGATTCCCCATCTAAAATTAACTGCTGATATTCCTGTTCTTTAATATCAAAATCATATTTAGGCGCTTCTGCTTGAGCTTCTGTTTCCTTTTGTTGCATCTCATCTAGTTGTTTTTGCATTTTTTTATTCTTCGCAAGTACTTCGTCTAGTCTAGATTTAGGAACCATTGGTGATCTTTCTGGTACCTGGGGCTGCTCTACTTCATCTTCTTCGATAAGGTCGGCGGTTTCTTCTTCAAGTTCTTCTTCAAGTTCTCCTGGTACTTCAACCTCATCTTGATCCTCTGGGTCTTCAATATCCTCGGCATCTTCCTCCTCCTCTAATTCAGAAGTTATTTCGTCTTCTTCTACTACTTCTTCAGAAGGAAATTCTACCTCTTCTTCTTCAGATGCGTCTTCTACAACATCCTCTGTAGGAGTTTCATCTCCAAAGTTAAGATCTACTTCAAAAGATTTTGTTTCTTCCTCAGTTTTTACATCCGCTCCTGGCATACTATCTAGTACTATATCGTTTTTATCCTCAGCCATTATTTACCTCCTGTAGGTTTCATTGCAGCAACGGCTATTTTTGATGCTGCTTGGGTTTCACTTTGACCAGCTCGTATTTGATTAGTCATCTGAGATAACCTTTCGCGTAGAGCTAATTCTTCTCTCTTAGTCTGAATCTTGCTTTGCATATCAGCTAGTTTAAGCTGTTGGTCGCCCGCAGTTCCTTCTGCTTTAGCCTGATTAAGCATTGCTTCAGATTGAAGTCTTTGCACTTCAGCTTCCATTTGAGCAATCTCAAGTTGAGTTTTTCTAATTTCAGCTTCTGCTTGGAACTGCATAAGTTGTGCTTGTTCCTCACTAGGTGGTTCCATACCTTGCATCTGACGAATTCGTTGAGCAATTTCGCCCTTACGCGCAAGATGCGAGTATTCAATAATAAGATCATCAGGTATAGGTACACCTGCTTGACGGAGTGCAATTGCCTCTGCGAATTGAATCTCCTCAAAGTTGTCTCTAGCAGGAGCAGTTCCGACTATAACGTCGTACTCTCCAAGTGTTAAATCATTAATAATCATACCTTCTGGAGTAATTTCATTTACTTTCATAGGCATTCTACGTTTAAGCGGGTCAGTTTCGTCTGTTATTTGTATTAAACGCTCTTCTGTATAATAAGCCTGTACTAAGTTTAGTACTTTTTCCGCTAAATACTGTCTAGTTTTAGTTAAATTATCTAATGGGACCTGAATCATCATGGCCCCACGGTTTTGTTTAGCTTGAATTGCTACACCAGATACTTCTGGACTATCAGTACCAAGCATTGCGTCACTAATACCACTAATTTGTTTAATGTTAATAGCAGCTTTTTGGCTAATTCTGTCTAATCCAGTTGGTATCTGATTAGGAGGAATCTTAGCGGGGGGACTAGATCCTCTATTAAACTCTAGTACAAGACCCGTTTCGGCACC